TGGCTTAGCGCCAATGGTTATAAAAAAGAAGCTTCAAGCTGCAAGCGCCAAGCGGCAAGCTTGACAAGAAAACATTACAATGATATCCAGGAGATTAAAGGAGAAAGAAATGAAAACAGAAGAAGCATTTAAAATTATAGGCGGCTCATTGAGCAAGCCATCGAAAATGCCTGGCTGGTCAATTGGTTTACCGGCCAAGGAATGCAAGACAGGCGCTAAGCTGCAAGCGGTGCCTGGCAGCGTGTGTTATGATTGTTACGCCATGAAAGGTTGTTATGTGTTCAAGGTTGTCCAGGATGCACAGTACCGGAGACTGGCGGCATTGAAGGACCCCAGATGGATTCTGGCAATGGTTCACCTGATCAACAGTAAAAAGCCTGATGTATTTAGGTGGCATGATTCAGGAGATGTACAGGATCTGGATCACTTAAATAAAATTTATGAAGTCTGTAAACTGACACCTTCTAAGCGTCACTGGCTGCCAACCCGTGAAGCATGGATCAAGGATCACCTGACAGACAAACCTACAAATTTAGTCATACGATTTAGCGCGCCCATGGTAGACCAGCGGGCGCCTGCTTCGTGGCCCAACTCTTCAGAAGTGGTGAGCTCAGGGGCTAACTGTCCAAGCGCTAAGCAAGGCAATAAATGTTTAGATTGCCGGGCATGTTGGGACGCCTCAATTAAAACAATTTCATATGGTAAACACTAAAACAGAATTCCCGCGTGGAATATCGGATCAGGCCATTAGCGAAGCTACGGGGACGCCCACACAGCAAAGCGTGCGCCCTGGTCCGGGCCTCAAGCGACAAGCTTCAAGCTCCAAGCATCAAGCCACAAGCAAACCAGAACCTAGTTCAGGTTCTGAAACTTCAAGCAGCAAGCTTCAAGCGTCAAGCTACAAGCGTCAAGCTTAGCTAAGCCACAAGCAACAAGCTCCGAGATTCTTGATCCAGGGATCAAGTAAAAAAGTTTCGAGGACCTTTGACCAAGGGCCTCGACTAAGATAAATGTATTCTTAGGATGTGTCTTATGGAACGCAATTTGATGAG